GGAACAAACTGCTTTCCTTTCTTAGAAGCAGCTTGTTTTTTAGCATCAGTCTTGTCACGTTCTTCTGGTGACAATTTTGCCCAGGCTTTTTTCGGCAAATAACGTTTGGTTGTGCCGTCTTTTTGAATTGCTTTATCTGCCATGGTTATGCATTCATATATTTACCAGCAATCTTGCCAAGCTTTTTAGCCTGTTCGCCATGCATCTTGACCGCTGCCTGTAGCTGTTTCTGAATGGTCTTAATGGTCTTTACGTCAGCTTTGCTCATGATTTGTCCTTGGCTTTTTTTGCAGCCTTTGCGGCTTTTTTGGCTTTACCCTTTTCGTATTCGTCTTTAGTCTGCCAATCTTCTTTACCCCATTTGCTTAATGATTTTTGTTTAGCACCTTTACCACCTTTGTACCCGCCACCAGCTTTCTTATACTCGGAAGCTACGAGCTGCGCTTTACGTGCAGACCACTGACCAGCTTTACCACCTTTGGTTCCTTTCATGACACGGTTTTTAATCCGTTCACGCAGTTCTGGTTTCGTGTATTTGCTGTCGTCTTGAGCCATTATGCTTGAGGAAATGTAATCGGAGGTAAGCCAAGTACTCTTTCTATTTCTCTTCTAACTTTTCTTGCACCTGGTAGTTTGGGATCGTTGTAGATACTGTAGCCAGGAGTGCCTGGTCCTGATTTAGGCTTGATATCAAAACTAGGATTACCAGCCATCATCATTCCTGGAACACCCATGCTCATGTGTAGATAATTACCTTGTGGTTGCATGACACCCAACATGGCACCAAAATTACCGCCAAATCTCGGGTCCATTACGATACCCTCTTATTTAAGAATCCAGAATTCTTAGCAGGGTATTGATCTTGATTTAAACCACCAACGTTGCCACCGGCTGTGCCCTGGAAACCACCGACAACCTGGCCTACCAAGCCTAAGTTCTGATAAGGGTTTTGTGCAATTTGTCCTGCCATACCAAACATGTTCATCCCAGGCACCGCTTGTCCCATTTGAGGTCCACCGAACATGCTGTTTTGTGGAGTGGCTTCTTCTTGATTTGGAGAAATACCCTGCATCATGCTATTGATTCCCCCAATCAGTCCGCCATAGGCTCCAATGTTTCCCATGCCTCCACCAACGGTGTAACCCTGGCTGTAGTTATACATTCTGAATATTCATTTCTTTCATTCTACACTTTGAGATCTTTTGTCCAATAAGGTGGACCTTCTTTATCTGTAAGATTCCACTGTTTAACAAAGAAGTCTTTACGGTTTTCCTTCTTAATGAATAAGGGATGATCTTGTAAATTCTCATATTCAATTTCTCTCCAGTCACCTGTTGGCATCGTTTGTTTTAAATTTTGCCATAGATTATTCATAAACTTGACTTGCTCTTGTAAAAACTCTTCCCAATTGTCTTTGTGGTCCTCCTGCAACCATTTAATCCTTTTCATGCTTTCCAAAATATCCGTAGGGTTGCGCTTGACTCCAATAAATCGAATATTTGGAATCTTGTCATAGATTGGTCTCCAGGCTGTCAGTGCTGCTGGACAATGAATTACGAGGTTCGTTCTGCCAACATCAAGCAGTTTATTAATTAAATTGATTCCTCGTCCTACTGGTAAAAATTCAAATTCATCAATATGATCTGCATCTAAATAATCAGCAAGTATTTTAGAGGTGATTAAGGTTCCACTACGCTGACAACCTACTACTAAAGTCGGTCTAATCGATTGGCTCATACCCTCCTTCACCATTGAGACGCTGAAGAATAATACCATCACCTTTAATGTCCCAGGTTAAAAGTGTGTTCTCTTCCCAACCAAGTGTTTCTATAATCTCTTCTGGAATTTGAATAATAAGTTCTCCATCTTGATCTTCTTCAACTTCTACGTAATAACTCATTTTGTTAAAAGCTTTTCGACAAGTTTATCAAGCTTAGTGTTTATTTCGCTGAATTCATTGTTCATTCGCTCCATTTCTCGTATATAATCCTGCTTCAAAACGTATTCAAGTGGCAATCGATCGATGCGATCCTCGAGTGTTCGCATCCTTCCAAAAACTTTCCCACAGAACCATCCTCCTCCTGAAACGACTGCTATAGCTACAGCAATGACTTGTTCCATTTAATAATCCAATTGAAGTTGTCCACGTTTCATCAGTCCAGTAACCAGCCAAACAAGTGCATCCACACAGTCATCATGGGAGCTAACACCAAAGTTGGTTAGCTCTTCAAACATATTTGTGAAGTTCCTGTACCTGTTAAATATTATTTTACGATCCTCAAACATTCCCATAATTCCACGGAAACGTGCCAGTTTGTCTGAACGGAATCCTTTGACTGGATGCCAAATTAAATTATAAAGGTTCTCATTCTGCAGGCAGATTCGTTTGAAGTCTGCTTCTAAGGAAGCCTGGTATTGCACAGCTTCTGACCAGATGTCACAGGTTGAATAGGTTGGGAACCACAGGCCATCAGCTTGTTGGCCAATAATTGACCAGTCATGCAATAGCTCTTTCATGGCATCGAGCTTTTCGAGGTTGCCCATGACACGCAACCGCCTGTAGTCAATGATGTGGATTTTGTCTCCGATACGACCACCCAGTACCATGACTGTGTAGTCGTTCTTTTCCTTCACTCCTGCCGATAGATCCACACCAATACCGAGACAATCAAATTCTGTTGAGATCTCAGCTTTGACTAGTAATTCTGGTGCCAGTGACAGTTCATTCTGCCTGACAATTGTATTCATGTACTGAAACGAAAAAGCAATAGGAGCTTGGCGTTTCTTTTCTTTGAGGTACTCTAAGGACCACATCTCAGGCCAATATGACTCTTCATCGCCTGTCTCCGGGTTATTTAAGATCGCTGATAGGACGATTTGAGTCCAATTATTTTGTGGGCAAAACGTTGTGGCATGGATATCGTCATGACGGAATCGTGTACCCAGGCAGATCGCCCGCCCTCCCTCAAACATTGTGGGAGCAATCACAGCATTCCAATTGTCCATCATCATCTTGCGAATGTCTGGGTTGCCAATATCGGCGGCAGATTTCACAGGGTCATCAATGATGACCAGATGAGAACGTTTGGAAGTCACTGAACCTTTTAATCCAGCGGCGCATAGAGTGAATTGTTCTTCACCAGTTGTATCAATGCCAGCAAACTTATGGTCGATTGACCAGTATTCATTGCTCGTAACGTTCTTGAGCAGCTTAACTTTGGGAAAAACTCTTTGATATTTCCTTGATGCGATGATTCGTTTGATAGTGGCTGACTTGGATCTGGCGATATCAACGGTATAACTGAGATAAAGAATTTGTAGTGGCTTCTTTGCCATGGTATGAATACCAATGGCCCATGCTGTATATAAACCCAGCACAGTCGATTTGGCTGAACCACGGGGGCCGAGTAAATCAATATTGGGACCGGCAATTTTAGTTAAACAGTTGGTGTCTTCGTTGGTAACTAATTGCCTATGCCAATCAAGATGATGTGGTGCTGGTGGTTTATCTGCTACGTATGCACAAAAGAAACCAAAGTCTTCTCTGGCTCTCTGAAAGATTTCTTCCTGGTCACTTTTACGAAAGCGATGTTTAGCTGCAGAAGCTTTAGCGTTACGTCTGTAAGCTAAATGTAAATGAGAAGGAGGTGCTGGCACTATCTAGCCTTTTACTATTTACATAGTATCAGTTTTTTCATCCATATATTTACCAGCTAAAGGTTGTTTTGGATATGGATTACCTTGCGTAGGTATTTCAGTAACCGGTCTGAAGTTATTAAATCCAGTGGCAAGCTTACGGTTCTTATCAATTGCACTCAAGATATTAGGGATAGAATTCTGATCGAATGTACGACCCATGAATTCTCTTTCGTCTGCTTGTACGTTTGATTTCATGACTAGCAATCTTCAAATTGAATTTTAGCCCATACAGCCATTCCTGCGTCTTGAAGTGCTCCTTCATTAGGTTCATCTTTAAAGATAGTGGCTAGCTCACGCAAAGCTCGATCCGCACCAGCTAAGAGTAAACCTCTTCTATCCTTGGAGGATACAAACTCATCAACTTGTGCAATCGTGCCACGGAGTTCTTTCTGCATAGAAGCAATCCGTGCTACGCCTGCATCACGCTTGACTAATCCTTTTTCTACATCAACACGTAATTTACGTACATCTTCTTGCATCTGTTCGATTTCATAAATCAAAACTTTATGATGATCTGGCTTAGGGTAATTAACCTTTAACCAGTCATCGACACAGATAATACTGCTGTCATAACCAAGAAAACGTGCGTACAGATAGACCTGGATGGAAGAGAACGTATCTTCTGCAAACGCATGAAAAGATTCTCTGGATGAACTGTCCAGGTTATCAATCCAATGATCAAAGACTTTGACGTTGATATCAGAATCGATACGCTGCGTCGGCTTGCCTACGGTCTCTGGCTTCGTCTTTTTCACTGAACTGCTGTGCTTGGGCATTAGTGGTACGTTGTTGATCACCAGCTTCCCTCATCTTGCCGATGGAGAAGTCGTAAGCTACCTGAGCAGCCTTTTTATACTTATCTAGATCAAAGTAATCGTCATTTTCATAAGTACTATCAACATCTTCTTTTTCTTTGAATTCATCCATAATGCTTATGCTTGCAGACTAAGTATTAAAAGGTTAGCCCTTGCTAGCTGCAAAGGCCTGTTTCGCAGACCATGGTTGAGAAAACTTCCGTGTCTTAGAAGTTGCTCATCATGGAAGCAAGACCCTGAGCGTAGATGTCGCGGCGTCCTTCAACAGACTTCTGACGTTGCTGACGCTTTTTAGATCCTTCCAACCGCGCAAGTAAATCAGCAAAGGTAGTAATATTTACCTGAGCGTCATTCCTGTTAGAAGTGCTATCTCCAGCAGTTTGATTGGCCATTTATAGGTTAAAGAATAACTACGTTAATTATACTACTTAGAAAACATCTAGATTTACCAGAAACCAGAGAAGAGACTTCCAAATAGGCTAGCGTTCTGATTCATTTTCGCGACATCTTTCTGATATTGACCGGCGATTCTGGTGTTTTCATTTTGGTAAGCACCTTGTACAGCACTGTTTTGTGTATTCCAAGAGCCCATAATTTGTGCAACAGCTGCTTTGCCTTCGTTATCCAGTGATTGTAATGCCGCCTGACTAGCTGCATTAATTTCAGCAACGTTTGTTTGTGCAGTACTCGACATGTACGAGGCGTAATTACTAGCTCGTTCTGCAGCCTCTGAGGCAATCTTTTGTTGTAATGTATCTTGGCTCGATCCAAACATAGAAGCAGCACCTGCAACCTGGCCTAATGCCAATGCACCTTCCTGTCTGAGTTTTTCTACAGCAAGACTCTGTTGGCCAACTAAGGACTGTAGTTGTAATGCTGTATCTCTATCAAACGACGCAGGGGTTTGTCCAATGAAGCCGCCTCCTGAGCTGCCACCGCTTCCATAGGACGCACCAACTCCGCCACTATCGATTAAAGATATGTTTTTCTGTTCAATTTCATCTTGGGATAACCCAGAAATGTCGTCATAATATTTTTGAATTGCTTCTTTGGACGCTCCGCCAAATAGTGGATCATCACTATCTTTATAAAAGTCGTAAGTACTTGATGCTGACATTGTTTAACCTAAACTCCCATAAGCGCCCATCTTACTAGTATAATTCCTCAAACCTTGTTGAATGCTGGCCATCAACGCATCATTCTGTGCATACTTTTCTTCATTGTCACCAAAGACCATATAACCACCTGTTCTTTTACCTTGTGCATCACGCGCAAGCGGTCCATATTTAGCAGCATACTCTTGCTCGATAGCACTCATTCCAGGCGTATACAGGTCTGCTCCGGGTTGTTTTAATGCTTCAGAAGTAAGATATTCATTGAGTTGTCTCCTTGAACCAGTAGCACCCATTGCCCGTGCTTGTTCAAACAAGCGATTACGCAATTCTTCTGTTGCTAAGCCATCACTACCACCTAGATAGGTATTAGCGACACTATCAAAGATAGCATTTTGAGCGTCATCCGGTACTTGGTAATTAGCTAACCTTTTATATTTGCCCTTATTAACAAAATCACTGCCAGGTTCAATTCTGGAATCTAATAATTCGCGAGCATAAAAGGGATCTAAAGTCCCTGCATTGACTTGATCTAATAAATCGACAGAGTAATCTCTTAGCTCTTGTCCTTGAAAATAATTATTGCCACCACCAACACCAATGTCTAGGAGGTCATCAAATGCATCTGTTGTTTGATACTGTGGTGTTTTGCTACCAAAAAGACCGAAAATCATTAGAACCCTCCGTAAAGACCAGCAAGAACAGCAGAACGAGCCGGATCCATCCCTTGGAGTGCAGCTGTTCGTCCAAACTGTCGCCTAGCTGAGTCTTCATAAAGCCCACTACGCTGGAGATTAAGACGGGCCATCTCTGCTTTTTTATTTAATTCAAATAGGTTTTGGTTTCTTAAGAAATCAGCTCCGACTCCTGCTACTAAGTTATCTTGTTGAGCACGTTGTTGAATCCCAAATGCATCTTGAATACCACGGCTACGCTGACCCTGTTGGAGGATTCCACCTACTGCATTGATCCCTGCAATAGGTAAAGCTGCTTTAAATAAACCTGCAGCGCCTGCACCTGCCAATGCTGGAAAAATCATATCAGAACCTGTCCCTGGTATGTTTGCTTGGCTGCCTAGTTGCATTCCCTGCTCGAAACCTACATTGGGAAATGAAGAGGGTATGTTGAAACTAGTGTTTATGCCGCCAAATGTACTCATGATAAACCTATTTCTACTTTACATTTACTTAGCCTGTTCTAAAGCTATTCGAGAAGTTACCTAAAATGTTTCCTCGATTACCGGCATACAACAATGGTTGTGCAGCTTGTTGAGTTAACAAGATATTCTGCATGACATCGTTATAGGCTTGAGAAGGACCAGAAAAAGCTTTTGGTACATCTTTAAGGAGAGAAGCAAGAAGCGTAGACTTCGCTCCAAACTTAAACATATTCTCCGCTACTTCAAGTTGATAGTCTTTGATTGCACTTAACTCTCTGCCGGTACGATCCTCATCAAGTTTTGATTGTGCTGTGATGACTTTGATTCGATCATCCGCAGACATCGGCTTTAAAAAGCTGAGCGGATTATTAAAATCGTTAGGATCGTCTCTTGTCTCCTCTGGTAGAGATGGCTCACCATCCTCCGTAGTTGGTGCGTTCGTCTCAGTTACTGCAGATTCTGCTCCACCAAAGCCATAGCGATTTCCCGCTGGGGGTGTGTAATAACTTTGAGGAATAGCACCTGGAAAGCCAGTATAAAATGGCAAGTCTGCGTAAGGTGCAAACTCACGCGGGTACATACTTCTAAAAGGAGTAACTTGTAATTTAGTTGCCATGATCAACCAAAGCTAATTTGCGGAGCTTTAAGAACGCTGTCAGCATATGGATTACTCGTAATTGCAGTTCGTAGAGTTTCACCCATTTGTGCTTGTGCGCCTTCAGCAAGTCTGCCTGCTGTAGCGACAACGCCCATGTTCATATAGTTCTGTGCATTCGATGCATTCAGTTGCTGCTGACGAACCAGTGCTTGATTCTGTAGTTGATTTATAAGAGGAAGCATTCTCTTTGTTTGTAAATACTCTGCATCCTGATAGTTTTTATTCAAGTCAGTCATTGCTGCAACTTGAGTAGCAAGGTTGGCACTAGCCATGATGCCGTTTGCTTGTGCAGCCGTTTCTGCATCTTGGAGAATGCGCTTGCGTTGTGCTCCACGACTATCGCCACGTCCTGTTACTGCGCCGACTTTATCTTCTGCAAAACCACCAACAGCAGCACTGAGGTTGCCTGCAACATTACCACCAAAGATAGAAGCAGCTGTTGTGGCTGCAAGTCCAACAAGGGGATTTGCGTTCCTCAAAGCTCTGTTGGCAATAGCACCTGCAGCGACAGCTCCTGTGCCACCACCGATAACTTGGCCAAGTCCTTCGCCAACTTCACCTTCCCCCATACGCTGAACACCGCCCAGGCCTTGAAGCAACGCACCAGAAAGCATTGCTCCACGGGGAAACAACGCATTATTTCTTACAGCACCTTCAGCAGCTAACCTTTGTTCCTGTAAAAACTTTGTTGCATTCTTTAAGTCTTGTGAGTAGTCGCGGTTAAGAACGTTTTGGTTTGCTACTGCTTCAGGACTTAGTGGGTTGTAATAAACCATATAAGTTCAACCTAATAATAATATCTAAATTCTATCGCAGCTAATATCCTGCAGAATAAAGGCCCTTCGGAAACTCCTCATTAGGAGGAACAACTTCATCGTATTTTTTACCATCTTCATCGATCAGTGTTTTACCCTCGTTTGCCATTGCAACTGCCTTGTCTGGTAAGTCACTGACATAGATCGGTTGACTTGGATTACGTGTGGCAACGTCATATTCATAGGTGCTTGGTAATTCTGGGTTACCGGCAGTTGCAATCGCACGGTTCAATAATTTACCTACAACAGCACCAGCTAATGCACTACCAGCTCCAATCGCTGCAACCCTGCTGGCAGGAACTCGCTGCCCTGGACGAACCACTTTTGAACCACGCGAAAGCTTTGTTACTTTGCCCTGTTGCAAATTAGGTTCTGTGGCAAGCCTCACACCTGCCGTACCACCAATAGCTGCGCCTAATGATTGGAGTCCAATGGGAAATCCAGCCAAACGAATTTCGGGTTCTCCTTGGAGGTTTTCTGTAGTGCCTTTAATGATACCGAGACCCAAGGGGCCTTTGTCGTTGTAGAGGAAGTTTTGATAATTCGCATAACGTTGTTTAGTTAAATCAGGAATATCCTGTTTTGCAGTTTCAAATTTAAGCGGTCTACCTTGACGGCCTAAAGCAAATCGATTTGCTAATTCTGGAAGAACTTGTGTGGTTTGCCTGCGATCATCACTGCCTGGTTCAGCATATTCCTGTGCAAACCCTTTAGGCCTACCTAACTCACCAATATTAGTTAAATCAAATGTACCAAGGGTTGCACCAACTGGGAGACCAATTGCTGCCAAATTAATTGCATTCTTACGCACCGGATCATTGTTGTAAGCTTCTAGTCCAGGCGTTATTCCCTCATAGGCACGGGTAATAATCTGCATCGGATGGTTGTAACGCCAGTAAACATTACGTGTGCCATCACTACCCACATCAACAAATAGACGTGTGCCCACAGCACCGGCTAATTCTCGCGGCGTTTTTAGATTGACTCCTTTTTTATTCAGCTCATCATAAAATTTACGGCTGTTATTACTGACACCAGGGATGACACTTTGCCCGTAATCACTGAGTTCCCTCATGACATCACGTGCTTTTCTTGCACCCGCAAGTTCAGGAGTTCCTTCTAAGGCTTTTCTTAAAGTCTGATATCCAAGCATGATTAGAGTCCTAACATTGCAGCAGCATTTTTAGCCATATTCGGATCATTCTGTAATGGCACAGACATGACATCGTTCATCAATTGTTTTGCCTGTGACTGTCTAGAAGGTAATCCTAAATCTTGGAAATTAGTATAAGGAAGATATGCACCAGCTAATAAATTAGGATCTAAGTTTACCAGTGCACGTTGCACTTGTTGAGCATCAATTGAAGTCGTTGAATTTGTTGGATTAGGAATCATCCTATCCGTTCCTCCTAAAGCCCTGAACACTGTTGGTGTGACACCAAGAGATGCTGCAAGGTTGATCGCACCTTCGCCTTTGCGTCTGATGGGATTGCCTTTGTCGTCAAATTTCAACTTGCCTTTGCCCAGGCCCCGGCGTAATCCTTGAGCGCCACCAGAAACCACCGCATCAGTAACGGCATAACCTAAGTTCATACCCAGATTATTCAGGCCTTGACCTGAGCCAATGTCCATTGCTGTACCAGCAGCAAAGTTAATACCACCACTGACAGCAGCTTCTTTAAGTAACTGAGCAAAACCAGCTTTGCCGCCAAACTTTGCTGCTACAGCAGCCGCGCCTTTAGTGCCAAGAATTTTAGTTCCCAGCTTTCCTAAACCAGCAAGTATTCCTAAAGCAGCAGGTGCAGGCATATCATTACACTAATTCACTGTATTTTAAGCGGTCTTAACTTGCTCCTTTTCCTCCTTGTCTTTCTCTCTTCTTGGATTCATTAACTGAGCCACCGTCTTATTGTCTTCGTATTCGTTCTCAGCTATATTCTCTTCTCTATTCATAATATGATTCATCGGATCGAGGTTAGTGCTTCTTGGCATTGGATTGCGTATTGCAGTTTCTACGGTTGGACTGTTGAAATACAACTCAGCCCAGATTTCTTTGTATTCTGGATACATCGTAAATCTTATAGGAGTATTGGGTCTGCCAATCTCAAAGTCATAGAGTTCTTCTCGTTGATTATCAAAACGTCCTTTACCACCAGTAAAGACTTCATACGATTGTGGATCAGCACCAATAAAGTTCAGCCTTGGATTAAGAGTTTGCTTTCTAGCTAATAAGCGATTGCGAATACTACCAGCATCAAAGTGTGCGTTAATTTTAAAAGGCGGATCAACAATCGGTCCAGCAAATGATTCACCAAAATTGCGATTGATTTTATTGGCTGGATTTGTTGCATAAAAAGCTAGCTGTACCTCATCAACAGCATCAGCTGGGTTAGATAAACGCTTACGGTCTAGAGGCATTACTTCTTACTCTTCTTTTTAACAGGAACACAATTAGGAACTTTTTTACCAGTTTTCTTGGAAGTCTTCATACCTTGCTTCTTGTAGCCTTTCCAACAAGGATCACTTTTCTTTTTTGCTGGCATTACTCTTCTTTCGTTTGTTTAATTTTACAAGTGTTTTGCGTAAGTTTGCTTGTTTCTGTGTTTTCTTGTCAAACTTATCGGGATTACGTTCAACGTTCGCTTGCAATTGTGCAGGTGTAATTCCTTTCTTCTTTGCTTTAGCGGTGAAGGCACCAGGGTTTTTAATTGCCTTCTTGATGAATTTCTTTTTTTCAGTCATGATTAGTTTCTCCGTGAGCCACGACGACGGTCAGCTTGTGCCAGGGATCTGGACATCATTACATTAATATCATTCTCGCCCATTGAGCTGATTGGATCAACCGGATCATCGAATTGACCTTGCAAGTAAGAGAGATTGCGCGTGGCTGGTTCGTTGTCTGGAACAGGATCGAAGCGAGCACCATAGGCTGCATTAGCTAGATCATTATAAGGTCGCTTGGTATTCGCAATCGCTTGTGCATTAGCAGTCATATTGCCACCAAGATTGCTGAGGTAAGCAACACGCCTTTCGCTGGGAGGAGTCTCCATGGCTGCTCTGTAATCCACCATCTGAGCACCAGCTGTGCCAACATCTCGCCTGTTAATAGAAGAACCAAAAGATCGAATTTGAGATGGTCTACTTCTTGTTTGTTCAATGACTCGTTCTGAAATAGGTGAATAGGTGCGTTCGATTGTTTGATCAGGAATTACCGCAAACTTATTTGTCAGCCTTGGTGGCAGTTGATTTCCTGTATACCTTTCACGTGGTGCTGCACTATCGGATGTACTAAGAACTCGACCATATCTGACATTACGTTCTTTACCTGTGCTTGGATCAACAACCTTTTTATCCTGCACCAGCCTGGCATCCAGCACAACCTGTGGTGCTGTGTTAATACGTGGTGTCATGAAGGCGACATTCCGCATATCGTCATAGTCATCACCAATCGTCATTGGATCGATACCACCAACACCTCCGGTCTTGACTGCACTGGGAATTTCAAGTGCTTCACCCTGTGTCCTTGGCGTGAGCACCATGTCTGTTCCTTGTTTTTGATAGTCATAAATAATGTTGCCGTCTGCATCAAGCGCAGCTTTTGCGCCATACTTTCTTGTTTCTTTCGTTGTTCCTAACAAGTCGTTCAGGAATGTATGTGCAGCTGTGCTGTGATAACTACCAAATTTATTCTTTTGCGTTTCAAGGACAGGAATCTCTACGCCTTGCTGTAGCAGCTCATCGTACAGTCTGCCAATCACAAAGTCATTGCGAGTTGCACCACTGCCGATTTCATTCAGTAGTTTGCCGCTAGCTACACCCTCTGCTAATTCACCAGGTCTGAATTGTTCCAAGAAGTTTTTCTTCATGGAAGGGTTATTGCTGTAATCGTAGAGAGCATCATCGACAATCTTTTGAACTTTTCTGCGGCTCAATTGGAAATCAACAAACGGTCTGTCCTCTAAGAATTGCAAGCTGGTGCTGCCATCAGGATTCTTCATGCGTGTAGCCATGCGTCCTTGCAAAGGCTCTGTGCCTTCAACAACATTTTTGCTGGACATCACATAAGGAACACCATCGATTGTTTCAATGCGTTCATCAACGTCCGCATCGAACCGACGCCTACGTTGAGCTGGTTGTTCTGTAATATATTCACTTGCTTCTGGTGCGTCCATTTCAAAACCACCAGTCAGACGTGAGCCTTGAGTATTTAAATCATCAGAATAAAGTTTGCCATACTGCCTGTAGGCTTGTTGATCAAGTCTGGTTGCACCAGTAACAGGATCGACGTAAATACCACGGGCTGGGTCATAGTCTCCATCGGCCCTACGCACTGGAAGTTGTTGATCTTCTGCGCGTTCCATCCGCACATACTGTGTATCAGCAGCTTGTTCAGGAACAGCACGACTCAGACTGACTCTGCCGCCTCTGGAGATCGGCCCACCAGTGGCTTCCATCACCATGCCTGGCACTTCTGTTGTGCCGGTATTGGTTCGCTCCCTGAATGTTTCGGTATCGACGATGCCGCCCACACCTTCTGCGCTGGCTAAACCTTCTGCGCCATAGGGATCAAAACTTTGTCCGGCAGCGCGGGCAACAAAAGGATTGCGGTCATCGACGATGTACATGTCATCACCGATTTGAACTCTACGTGCCAGCATCTCGGTGTCGTTGTTGGCCAGGTCGCCACGGCCAAAGCTGGCTCTTGCACCTTCAGTGATTTCCTGCTGCATGTTGGTGCCAACACGCCCACGGACTTCACGCAATGTCGAGCCCAGTAATGTCTGGACTTTGTCTTTGGGAACAGCTGGATCAAGCAGCTGTTGGCGCAGAACTTCTTCTTGAGCTGTATCGCCGAGTGATGCTGCTGCATTGATGCGATCAATCGCTTCATTCTTCATCTCAGCAACAAAGCCTGCAGGATCAGGACGCATACCACCAGGTGAACGCCTGGCTCGTTCTGCTGTTTCCAGGTTGGTGTCAGTGAACATATTGCGGCGTGGACGCCCGCCGAGTAATGCTTTCTGCTCTGACTTGGAGAGTTCACGCACGGTGCGGCCATCAGCTGTGGGCAGATCGCGGACATCACCTGTGAGCATGAAAGCAGAACTTGTGCCAGAGCTGCCTTGTGACAATGAACGTTGCAACACCGGATCAGCCAGCTGCCGCTCAGAAAGACCACCGGACATGTCATCAGCCAGAGCGTCTTGCAACGTGGCTTTCTTGGGTCCGACATCACTGCCGGTGTAAGCAAAGTCCTGCATCATCCGTTGTTGACGCGGAGTCAAACCCCTGGCCATGTCAATGGCTGAATCGCTTTGAATTTCCACAACTGGATCAGACTTCTTAAGAAGATCGACCAGGGATGACACTGTGTTGTCAGCTAGACGCTGCGCTTTACGCACCGATGCTTGATTACCAACCTGGTTCGCTGGTGTGGAATCAGTAAAGGCATCAAAATTGAAACCAGACGCTGATTCAGCAACATCAACGGCTGCTTCGCCTAATGCGTAGGTTGGACGTGGATTACTTTGCAGAGAAGCGGCTTTTGCCTCTGCTCCTTTCTCTGCATTGTTAATAACAAAACTCTGAGAGGTTGGATTGACCGTACTGGGATTATTAACTTGATTCTGAACAATCGAGTCTGTGAATTCATTACTTGCTGCAGCTTGAGAGCGGTCAACGCGAACAGCATCAATATCAATGACTTGACTACCAGCATTGGCTGCTGCACTGCCAGCATTGGGTCCTCGACCTGGTTTTGGTCCTTGAGGCCCTGGTCTTGGACCGCTTGGCCCTTCCGAGGTGGGAGGCGAACCGCTTGCCTGCGGTTTCGTTCGGTTTTTAAACCCCTGCAGGCCGCGTCGACCCAGAAGAGCCGCACCACTGAGAACACCAAGTCCCAATAAGCCCGTACCAACGGCTTGAACCGGGTCAAAGTCTGAATTTTGGTCCGCCTTCAGCTGGTTCTGGCGAAAATTCTGGACCATCGGGAATAATTCAGCCCGTTCTTCCGCTGATTGAGGGTATGGAGTGCCTGTTGCTCTGCTGTAGGCCGCATAATCTGCTGCAGTTACCATAATTCCTCTATTTATTGCAGATATTTTTAGATAATCTTATTTTACCGGTTAAAATTTCAAGAAATTAGACTATTAACCAGCTAGATTTCCAAAATCGATGGCATTTGAAGACGATAAGGACCCAGTTGGTCCACCGATCGCCAATTTCAGTGATCGTGACTTTAATAACGCAGAGCGTGGAATTAAATTGTTTGCGATTGCCGATGGTGCAGAGAAATTTGCAGCAGAGGGCCACAGTCCCTTAGAAGTTCAAACCTATATCAACGCAGCGAAGCGTGAATTAGCTGCACAAAATCCAGATACTGGATCAATGAACAAAGCGTTCCAGGTTGTGAATCGATATAAGGCTATGAAGGAAAAAGCAGGGCCAGGTGAGCCGATCTTCAATCCGTAAGATGAAGTGAATTTGGGTTAATTGTTTGGGGTAGAAGGGAACTTTTACCTCAATTTGTGCTGAAAATTTTTATTTTTATTTATAATTTTATATTTTTTTAATTATTAACTCATATATGTGAAAAAGGCTAAAAATTATCCGAGACATCTCACACACGTCATCCGACTGTGATGCCGTATAGAAAAAAAGAAAGGGTGGGATAGGTGTTAATACCTACTGGGCGGGACGGCAGCCAGTCGAGCGATGACTGTGACAATTTGGCCAACTGGCACACTAACTGGCACACTAAGTGTCACACTGTGACAGTTGCCGAACTGTCCCCAACACCCCTGCGAAACCCGCAGACAATCCCCTAACCGGCCACCAGCGCCCGTTAAACCCCTGCGAAACCCAGCCGAAATCCCTTCCGGCGCAATGGATCTCAGACTTTTTGCGCCCATTTGGGAAAGATTTCCGCGCTAATAATCGCCGCGTAAGACTGTTATCTACACGATCTAAATGATAATTAAGCGAGAAAGTTGATACGAATTCGTATTACTTTCCGCCGTTAATCATAGATCTAATCGTCAAGCTGGACGTTAAACGTAGCGCCAAACTCTACTCAACTCATCATGGCTTACACCATCAGCACCAAGCAAGCTGTTTACGAATTCAACGTCGCTTTCATCGAAGACAAAGTCTTTACGAAAGAGGACACTGCACCATATGCAGGTGTTGTTTACGTCACCAAGTGGATTCTTAAAGGCTCAGGTTGCAAAGACGCTCATGTCTCCACCAGCACTGACCTGACTTCCGCTTGTAAGTGGATCAAACAGCTCAAAGCTTCCAACAAGTAACCACAGGCGTGACGCTGGAGCCTCGAAGGCTCCGGTTACTTATTGCCTCCAGCAGAGATAGGCACTGCACAACAGGAGATTCCTGTGACATACGTCGAACGCTTATCCGATGATGAGCTATGGACCGCTGCACTCACTCTCGATAGTGAAGGCAACTACGTGTTCGGAGCCGCAGGCAAATTTGTTCTATTGGATCTTGATAGTCATGTGATGTCTTATTACATCAACACTGAAGATCCTCTGCCTGAAGACTTCTATCACCACCCCAGCGATGCTGACTACGAAAACAGCATCTACGACGCTCAACTCGCTTATGAAGTGAGTACATCCAGCTGACCACCAGCGTGATGCCGGGGCCTCGAAGGCCCTGGTCAGCTCTTGCCTCCTGTGGAGATAGGCACCACATCAAACCAGAAACCAACCGTGATCAACCAACGCACGTATTTCGGCTTCGTTGCTACATGCATCGCACTCGTCGGAATAGGCGGTTATGGCTCCGTCCAACTCCTCGACAAAGCCACCGCACACCAGTGCAGCACCCATGACTGGCCTGCTGAGAAGCATGCAATCCATGTCGAGTGGTGCGAGCACAACAACTACCCAACCAACTGATTCGTTCAAGCGAGTGACCAGGTGCAAACCCTGGTCCAGTTATTGCCTCCAGCAGAGATCGGCACTGCACAATTTGATTTACTTCATGAAAGTCCTTTATGAAGCAGTAGCAATCACCTCGGACTATCAAATGATCCGATTTGGACCTCCATTCAAGACAGAGGAAGACGTGTGGTACTGGCTGCACTTTGAATGTGATTGCTGCCCCGAACATCGTTCAATCGAAGTTCTTCCAGTCGTCTGACTGATTCGTACAAGCGAGTGACCAGGTGCAAACCCTGGTCCAGTCCTTGCCCACAGCGGAGATGGGCACCGCACACAACAGGAGAATCCTGTGACCACTACCACTCGCCCCGCACGTTCTGACTGGGACGCCATCCACGTTCCTACTCGTGAAGAGTGCGGCGAGATCGTCTTCTGTCAGATCAAGAATCTGATGGAGGACGGTTACTCCCAAACTCTCACCCGAGAGCACGCAGCAGAGATTGCAAAGTATGCAATCAGGCTGCTCAGCTGATCCGTCAACGCGGTCATCCCCGGTGCAATGCCGGGGTCAGCTTTTGCCTCCAGCGGAGATAGGCACCGCACATTGCATCACGCACCATGAAATGTTTTTCACTTCCAGTTGTTATTCCAACAGCTGTATTTGTTGCAGCAACTGCTATAGCTGCAGCTATTCCTCAACCTGCATGTGCACAACAAGCACAATGCTGGAACGAAATGCATTACTACCAGAAGACGTGGGGTGGCTGCATACCAGTCCAACGCTTTCCAAACGGAAAGACCTTGCATGTCTGTTGCCGCTGACCCACAATTCCATAGTTAACACATAGTCCTGAGCATGACTCTAAACTGCTCACGACTCAACTCAACCGTTAATCATTCCAATGACTCAATCCCCAGCGAGTTACATCAGCGCCATTGCATTCGGTATTGCCATTGGCCTCATCGGTTGTGTAAGCGGTCAACGCTTACTCAACAACCACAACACTGTGCAATGCGCTAACAAGAATGCAACGCACAAGCTTGTTACTTACAGCTCATACCTTGGCGATGCCAAATATTGTATGAACAAGCGTGCTTTTCATTACGGTCCTGCTCACTAATTCCTCACCATGACACCACTCAACCTTCGCAACAAGTTCAGAACAGCAACACATCTGACAGCATCCGGCTTGATGAAAGCCGGTGATGCCGTTGCTGACATGCAGATGCCAGATACAGAATCTTTTGTACTTGGCATCAAGAAAATCCGCCGTAACATAGCTCAGACCATTCAACCCAACGATTGAATCCTTTATGCAAGAAAGTTACACTGAGCGTCACCCAGACAACAACATCAGCATCGAACTACCGATGCATGAAACCATCACGACATACCTACCGAACGGTTATCGGTTTGTCGTGGAAAACACAGGTGATCAAATCATCACTCGTTATTACAATCCCAATGACGAGTGTACCCGTGAAATCACCTGTGACTATAGCGGCGAGGTCCGTTACATCAACTTTCCAACCAAATCAGTTTAATTATTCCTTAATCTTTCCTATTTGTTATGTCCCCGCTCAACGAAACCCAAAAGACCACTTTGCCACTTATCGCACTGTGTGCCGTCGCAACACCGTTCGTCGGCCCAGTAGCACTCCTTGGTGGTCTTGGCATGACTGCATACTACTGCGCCAAATCCAACAAGAACCAATCCGATGACTCAACACACCCTAAGAACTGAGGCCACACATCAATGGGGCAACACTACATTTCGTGTTGGCAATCGTTTTTACAACGTTGACTCGCACAAATCACCAGGCCTACGTAACAAATTAGGCCGCGCACTCATGAAGTTACTACACCTTTAATTCATAGTCCTGAGTATGACTTTAAACTGCTCATGTCAACAGAACGGCATTTACTTAACGTATCCGTTCTGACTTGTTAACTCAACTTAACTCTACTTGTTATGTCCGACCATGCACACCGCATCATGATGCGTCAGCTCAATGCTGACGACAACATGATACACGCAGACGAGCAGTATGTCCACCAGCAGATCCTTGCTGAGCATGCATACCATCAAGAACAGGCTATGCGAGAAGGCATGCCTGAACCTAGTGAGACTCAACGTTCAGTGAGTGATCGATGCTTTAGCAACTGGATTTCATTGCTAAGTAACACAGGATCACATCGATCTCGCTGGTCAGAAGACGATGGTGACCTGCTCGACTATCGTTCGGAGGATGTGATATGAGTGACATGAAACTCCGACTTCTCGATCACACCAGATACAACGTTGAATATGTGGAGGAAGACACCCTCACCATTGTCGTTGCCCTGGTCTCCTGCTTCATCACTATTCTTCTTGACTTGTTATGGCCACCATCACAGAAACAATCTTCGAGTTCAGAGTCCCCAGTGAATACGAAGTTTACAACAAGGGACTCTTTAATTTCATCGAACGTTATCCCAGAACAGGCGCAGCTCGTTACTGGCTCGAACAATACAACTATCTCACAGAGTTCAACGGCAAAGAACCAACAGCAATTCACATCCACCTTGTCTGGCAAGTCTACGTCTCACCTGCAGAAGGTGGCTGTTGGGACGAACGGCGTGAGCCCATCTACAACCACCACGACCACAAAGACGACCAGATCAAAGAGGTCTCAACCATCTGTGTCTACAACAAGAAACAATGCATCAGAGAATGCCTTGCCCTCACCCAACACCATGACCTTGCTTATCAACCAAGAATCGACACCACAGCAGACAACGTCGCCGTCGACGTAACGCTTGACCATGGCTACTGTCAAGCCAAGTACCCTTCTCCTTATTGTTAATTCACCATGAACATTACTGTCCAAACAACAGGTCTTAAACCTGATTCAATGATTTACGATCTCAGACTTGATCGTGATGAATTCAAAGCTTTGTACTTTACTCTTGTAAGGTATCTTGAATCCCAGGATCCTAATGATGAGATTGACTTCCATAATGGCTACAAAATGTTTAAAGATATACACACTAGAAAGACGGCGTATATATTAAGACACCTTGAATTAATAGGTGCCAAAGAATAGATTAACTAACACAGCTATGCCTGGGCAGCACATCGTGCGTAAGTCCCAGGCTTTGTTGTAGTTATTTATATAAGTATTTCTTATGTCCCGCTACTTGTTTTAGCTATGTCAATTCAGTTTCCATTGTATCGACTTCTCTATACCGAGAAGCTTGATCCTCCACATGACCATGTCACCAGATATCACACAATCGAGTGGTATCAAACCGACAAAGAAGCTCAATCAGCTGCCAAACGTTGGAACAAGAACCACAGATACCACACCTCTGGGGTTCAGGCATGGCATGAAGCTGACTTCAAAGCTGAGTACAAACAATTCCAGGACGACTTCGATCCCTCACCCCAGGTCTACGACGACTGGGCATCATGCCCTGACTACGACTCCTGGTTATACGACTGGATCGATGAGCGTAAGTATTACCACTTTGAACCTGCAGCACCACAATCACAACAACTCACCAAACAATCATGAAAGTCTTCATTAATTTCTCCACAGATAACGCTGCGTTCGATCGACCAGATGATTACGCAGAGTTTGAACGCATCATGGAAGAACTCAAGACCACAATTAGCCATAACAACAGTGGTGTTATCCACGATATCAATGGCAACAAGATTGGACTATGGAGTTGGGTTGACTCATGAAATACAAACCCCATTTCGACATGCTTACAGCACGTGAGCAATTAATCGTAGACATGAACTTCATCGTTGAAGACATTACGTATGGCGCACTCAGTCCAAGCGAAATGAATACTTTAACTCGCAAACTTTGTGATGCGGTGTACAAACACTTACCTACACCAACAGTGCCATGTGGCACTGAAATAATTTATTGGCGTTTTGTTGACTTACCTAATTGACCCATGGAAAACAAACCTCACTTCGACAACCTGAGAGCATGCGAGCAACTAATGGAAGACATTGAATCCATCATTGAAAACTTTTGGTATGCGACCTGGCCTGAAGGTCAATTTCTAGAAGATAGAAATGACTTGACCCGCAAGCTTTGCGATGCCGTTTACAAAAACTATCCCACCCCAACACCTGATTGACCCATGATTGAACTCAACGGCTTTTGCACTGATGAACCCTTCACATTTGACGAGGGCATGACAGAGGAAGACTTTAGATCTGAGGTCATCAAGTGTCTCCAAAATCAAAGAGATGATCTTGATACTTTGTTTAATGCATTTGTTCTTATGGCAAATATGGCCGATCTTGACCCCCATGCGCTGTTCCAAGCAGCAAAGCTCATTCAAAGAGACATCTCCACACCTGATTGACCTATGAACCACGAAAACCGTGACACCCTCATCTACAACTACGCAACGCAGGTTGTTGATGACATGGACTTCAAAGATCTCTGCGTTTTTGCAGTCGAGACAATTGAGAAAAACATGGAAAGCTACAGCGATGAAGAAGTCATCACTGAAATCAAGGACCACTATCCACACTTACTTGAGGATTGACCCATGACCTACCGTAGGTCTTATTAAAGGTTTAGGTGATTCCCTTTAATAAGAAAACTTCTTATTAAAGTTTTGCCCGTTACTCCAGTTTAGGAGCAATCGAGCCTCACGATTAATCCAATCAAGTCCTGAGCATGACTTTAAACTGCTTACTACTCAACTCAACTTGTTTCTAACTCATGAAACATTTCAAAGTCGTTTACGAACAGCACCTATGGGTTGATGGCCATGGCTACTCAACCAGCAGGCGTTTTCAAGACATTTACGCCAAAGACATGGACCACGCCCTAGGTAAATGGTCAGTCATGCAGCTTGACAACCAATCACTGATGTTTATCATCGAACAACCCTAATCAATAGTCCTGAGCATGACTATAAACTGCTCACTACTCAACTCAACTTGGTTCTAACTATTGACCCATGACCAAACGACAATTCCCCTTGATGCTCAATGAGGAGCAAGCCGAGTTTGTGCATAACGCTGTCTGCGGTGTCCCCGACGATCAACGCAAGGACGGCGACGAGGAGGTTCTCGGTTACCTACTCGAAGAACTCGACATAATCCTTTGCCGTGTTCAACTCTCTGATCCCTTTGATTGACTTATGGACTACACACTCACAGACAAACAACGCATCCTTATCGTCAACGCATTGAAAAAATACCATGCGTGGCTTGGTATAAGAGCGGAGCAAGCCTTGTACGAGAAAAACCAAGATGAAATCCTTTGGCTCATTGATCTTATTGATCTAAACCAATACATCACGCTATCAGATTCACGACCCACACCTGATTGACCTATGGACTACACACTCACAGAAAGACAATGCGGAATGATCATCAACGCATTAAACATTTATGTCGACAACTGTCCACGTTCATACATACAAGAAGTCGAAACAATCATTGAGCTTCTTGATGACGAAGTTCATGCTCACTACCACGGCATTAAATTCGCCACACTTAACTAACAACAACCATGCCAACTACCAGAGTTTACGTTTGCGTCGATGCTGCTCATCAATCAATTGAACTTCAATCAGACAATGGCACCGACGCAATAGAAGATGCAGGCCTAGAAATTGTCAGTGACATTACTGATGATTGTGCTGGTGATTTCAGTGACATCCTGACACTGGAACAATTGCTATCTTCTGAATCTAACTTCGTTCCTCACGATTAATCTAATGAAATTTTCTGATCTTCACTTCAAACCAATGAAACATACGCGAGCAGGCCAACAAGCCAAGCATAGATTCAGTAATGGTTGGTCGATCTCAATCATTACTGGGTGTGGCTGGATGTATACGTCACCTAACAGTCCTTATGAAGTTGCAGTTATTAAACCAACAGGTGAATTCTTAAACGATGATGTTCTTAGTCATCAAAGCAAAGAAGACATTGATGCTCTTTTGAAAAAGGTAGGTAATATCCCTACTTAATCAATAGTCCTGAGCATGACTTTAAACTGCTCACTACTCAACTCAACTTGTTTCTAGCTATGGGCCTCGACATGTACCTCAAAGGTGTCAAGTACTTTACTACTTGCACCCATGAACACGAAGCTGGTGTTGGCTTCGTCAGTAAGATCAACCCACTCTACCAGTCAATCGCTGAACATTTTGACATCGAATGCGACGATGAGTTAGGCGTTGGTGAAATCCACATGCCAGTCATGTACTGGCGCAAGGCCAACCAAATTCACAAATGGTTTGTTGACAACACTCAAGGTGGTGAAGACAAGAATTGTGAGCCAACTCCTGTCAGCAAAGAACAGCTTCAACAATTGCTTGATGATGTCACCTTTGTGCTCGAGCACAAAGATCCATCAGTGCTGCCAACCCAATCTGGATTTTTCTTTGGCAGCACTGACATTGATGATTACTATTGGGAAGACTTGAACAACACACGTTCAGCTCTAGAAAAACTATTGAAAGCTGATAAGTTTGAAAGCTTCATCTATCAGTCTTCCTGGTAATACCTCTCACGTCCTGAGCATGACTTTAAACTGCTCACTACTCAACTCAACTTGTTTCTAACCATGGGTGAATACTGCTACCGACTGGCTGACAGACAGTCAGTCAAGATGGGTACATGCGCTGACATGTACTACCTCAGATTTGAAGACATGGCTGATGTAGAACCAGAAGAAGGTTCATCGTTTGGCTCACGCTTCCGTCTACCTTGGCCTGATGAAGACCAGTACTTGCCTGGTGACTACTGCGATGGACAAGCACAAGGTGGCTACAGAGAATGCGCTCTTGTTGGTGACAGAATTAATGGCAAACTTCGATTCTTCCAACCAGCACCAGAAGAAATGCGTGAGACAGGTCCTTTCTACAGACTCACTGCTGTTCGCTGGTATGACAATTGTCTTGTCCCTGTTGTCTCTAGCTACATGAAAGAAGATGATAGTCAATTCAATTACATGCAGAGATGGCGTGACACCTGGCCCAATGTCCTGCCATACATTGGCAGCACTGGAGTCAAACTAGAACTCAAAGGCAGGCTGTACATGTACAGCATCATTACCAATGTGACTCATGCATTTACTTATGCATCGTAATTAATCTCACGTCCTGAGCATGACTATAAACTGCTCATGTCAACTCAACTCTACTTGTTATGATCAACAACATCGATGCAATCAAATCCAAGATTGCCAAACTGTTGCGTATGCAGACCTCAGGTAATGCCAACGAGGCTGCCAATGCTGCTGCCAAGGTGCACCAACTCTGTCAAGAGTATGGCCTCTCACCTGATCACATCGATCCCAACGCAGACTCAACAGCACACCAACCCACCCATTGGTTCATGAATTTCATGGGTAAACGTTGCAACGCTGAGCAAACAATGCTGCTAGATGGCATTGTTAAATACTTCAATGGCAAAATAATTCTCAATGATCATGAGGGTCAAAAATGTTGTGAAGTATTTGCCAGTGAAGGCAGACGCATTGAAATCGAGATTTACTTTGAGTATCTCATTGAGACCATGACCAAACAGGCTGATGAAACCAGAGAGGAAAGAGATCCCTACCACGAAGACCCTACCTTCAAACGTAACTTCCGCAAAGGCTTTGCCGAGAAAGTTCAACGCAGGTTAATTGACATGCGTAAAGAAGAACAGATCGAAGCGGAAGACAACAACCACCAGGAAGCACTCGTTGCTCTCAGCCGTGGCAAGCAAGAGTTTACTCGTAATCTAGACTTGCTCAAACGCACCCATCCCAGACTCAAAAAGAGTAGTGGGTGGACTAATTCCCATGGCAATGGTGGCAGCAGCGGCAGAGCTGCTGGCTCACGTGTTGGACTCAACCGCCAAATGGCCAAAGGCAGCTCACGTCAGCTGAAAGGTTACTGATGACATCGTCCTGGACATGACGTTAAACTGTCTACATACTCAACTCAACTTGTTATGACTTCATCAATTGACATGACTTCATCAATTACGACCTATGACATGCTGCTTCTTCTTATTGAACAAGAGAAAGAAGCATACCGAAAACTACTTGGCAATGTTGGATATCCTTTACATGCTGATGACAAGACTCTGTTGTTTGAATTGTTTCTCGATGACAAGTATACAAAGTTTGTCATGAGACTCAGCTATACACCAATGGATGGTGAGTCTGGTAGGCCATATCACAGACTCAAATGCACCATGACACTTAATGGCAAGCCTATCAGTTTAACTGCTCTCAAACTTATCGCTTGCACGGAGAAACTCAATGGCTAAAGATCCTAATGACTTCAACTTCCGCAAAGAAGTTGCTGGCTTCAATATCACTGGTGAGTTCCCTTATGTACACAGCTGGGGTGGCACAGTCCACCTAGGACCTGTTGCATTCACACCTAACATCAAAGATGGTGAGCTAGATGTTGGCTGGAGTATCAAAGGAACTGGTATTTACAGGCGCAAAGCTTTCAAATACAAGTTCCCCAAGATTCAAGACTGGTTTGCACCTGAACCTGACTTCGGTCACAAAGAGCCCATGTGGGACGACGATGAGTGACAGCGCGGCTGCACCAGCGCCAGCTTGACCTATGATGGGTCAGCTCGGCGCTGCAGCCGGGACCTGAGTAAGTCCCCATAAACTGCTCACAACTCAACTCAACTCAACTTGTCATGAAACCAACTAAAGAAACTATTCATCAACAGAATGTTGTTGATGGTAATGCACACGTTTTTGAAATTGCATTGCAACGTCTCATCGCTCAAACCTGGGTAGGTGACACACCTGTCCCCAGTGGTATCACCCCTGAGTGGTGCGATGAAGTCAGCACCAGACTCCAAGACATGGTAACAACGGTGCAGACCATCAAAGCATCTGTTGAATCCATTTCACTTGACGACACTGGAGAAACGCATGAATGAAATCATTGATGTCCAAGCAATCGAATGGCTAACTACTGATCCCGATGGAACTATTCATTACACAGTTACTGCAGTCATCGCTGACATGCGTGAGCTGCGTCCTGCTATCTACCATCCAGCAGATCTCGCAGAACCTGCTGAGCTTGGCCCTGGGTTGTGCACTGCCAGCTTTTATATAGAAGACGGTGAGCCACACCCACCCATCATGGGTAGTCATTACGACCAGGTCCAGTATCTTGACAAACTCAATCTAGACTTTATCCTCGATACTGAAGGCAACTAAGTGAGTGCTGCCGAGTGACATACGGTTTGTCGCGTCCAGGCAGCTCTCACTTTTTTTTGGGAGCATGGTGGAATTGGTAGACACAAAAGACTTAAAATCTTTTGGCCTCACGGTCGTGTGGGTTCAAGTCCCACTGCTCCTACCAACCTCAAACTCTACTTGTTTTGATTATGCTAGCCGCAATCATGGATGCCACAAAGGCTCTCATCCCACAAGTTGGGATCAACAAAACACAAGACGGTGCCACTGACTTCAGTGCACGGTTCACCAGTCCACAAGGATTTCACAAGACACATCGTGTCAGAGTGCAGTACTTCTACAATGATGAAGAGCTAGCACTCATGAAGGGTGAACTGATGCCTGATGGCAGCATGATGTACATCAACCCTCTCAATGGTATGGTGCACACCATCAGTGCTGAACGTGTTCAAGCACACGAACGTGCTGCAGAAGATGCACGTGTTCGTGCTGAGAATATCAAACATGCACGTGCTAGAGCACACCAACAGACCACATCTAATTCTGGTGTGGTTGACGTAACTGCTACTGCTGGATAACATCTGCCTGGGTACGTGGCCTGGCCAGGGTATCTACTACCCTGGTCTTTTTAATGCGCTTAACTGATGACTTCTAATGTCTTTTATGTCAACCACACTAACTTGGCAGAAGAATGGCTATGTAAATGTGCCAGGGTTTCCAATAAACAGAATGAAGACAACAAAGCAACTTACCCACAGTTAATCAGATACATGTGGGACCATGAGCATTGGTCTCCCTTTGACATGGTTGATATGACATTAGAGATCTACACCACCAGAGCTATTGCTCCACAGATTCTCCGTCATGGTAAAGGATTTTATTTCCAAGAATTCTCCCAACGTTACTCCAACGTCGACAAACTCGGACGCATTGAATCACCACAGCTCAGGGCACAAGATCCTAAGAACAGACAGAATTCAACCCAGGATCTTGCCCAGAAGATTGGTAAACCAAAGATGAATGATCTCAACCATAAAGTTGCAGCCCATATTGAAGCAGCAGAAAGACTTTACAAAGAGCTGATCATTAATGGAGTTGCTAAAGAATCAGCACGTTTCATCTTGCCATTGGCTGCACCCACGCGGTTGTATATGAAAGGAACCATGCGTTCCTGGATTATTTATATCCGTACACGTACGCATGAATCGACACAGTTAGAACACAGAGCACTAGCTTCTGCTGCTCAAGATATCTTCTGTGAAAAATTTCCCCTTACTGCTAAAGCAATGGGATGGTATACACCTGATCTTGTTGTCAATGAAATTATCAACAGTGATGAGGTTGAGGTCACCACAGACCAGGAATTACTTGACCAGTTAATGCATAGGCACCGAGCCCAGCCACAATCCCAATCATCGCAAAGCGACCATTAATTAGTTCAGCTAGTTGTACGTTCTTCATTGTTTCAAGTAAGCGATGGATAAAGTAAACGAATTGGATGTCGTCCATGAGAAAGAGTACGGATGGGGTGGCTCTCGCACCTAACCCCCTGTAGCTGTCCGTTAGCAACTGTAAAGCTTCATGACCATAGAGTGTGTACATGAAGAGTAATCAAGGAGCAATTGATTACTAATACAAACTAACATGAAAAAGCCAGGGTTGTTGATACCCTGGCCTTTTAATTGTTAGTACATCGCCGACTCACGCATCTGCACGACTTGATGACCCAGCTAACAACTGGAACTGACCCGCTTAGTAGTGTTTACTAAACAATGTTAGACATCTGTTCTGGTTCTGTCTGCTCTTGTGCCAGTAATTTTTTCAGTCGTTCATCACGACTGGGATGAGGACGAAAGAAATCTTCCCATGTCCTCGCTTGATATTTAACGCCACGATAGATACGAGTGCGGTCCATGCTGTTCTCCACATCGTCCAGAGTCCGTTCCACCTCTGGGTTCATGCGCCAGTTGATAACTGGTGAACGTCCTATTAGTCTACCAAGATAGAATCAAAACTGGGCATCCTTTGTGGTGTAAGACCCAGTGATACTCAACTCAACTCTACTTGTTCTGTTATGCACAACCTCAAATTCAGCAAGGGTAATGCCAAGTTATCCAAGCGATTGATCTTCAATCTGCCAGCAGGTTACACCTGTCCTAATGCTGGTGTCTGCCGCACCATGGCAGACCCAGACACTGGCAAGATCCAAGACGCGCCACGCACTGACAATGCGATGGGTAATGAGTTTCGCTGTTTTGCTGCCATGGCAGAGACCAGGCCTGCTGTTCGTGCTGCTCGTTGGCACAACTTCAATACCATCAAGCAAGTCATAAAAGATAGCTTTGATACTGAAGGTGATCCATCAGTAATTTTTCGTAAGAATCCAGTCCAAGCCGTTGCTGACACTATTGCTTATGGCATCTGGAAAATGCAATCAACTAATAATCCGTACACATTGTGCCGTGTTCATGAGTCAGGTGATTTCTTTAACACTATTTACTTTGGCGCGTGGTTACAAGTTGCACGTGAACATCCAGAGATCAAGTTCTATGCTTACACCAAACAACTAGAGTACTGGCTACATGCACACTCAGCAGGTCACATACCAGACAACTTCTACCTGACTGCATCACTTGGTGGTGATCAAGATTATCTCATCCAGAGATATCCTGACGTGTTCCAGCGTGTGGCCCAGGTCGTTTATACAGAAGACGAAGCAGGTTGCCTTGATCTAGAAATCGACCACGACGACAGCCACTGCTTTGGTGACAAGCCATTTGCATTGCTGGTTCACAACAACCAACGCAAGGGCAGCGATGCCGCCAAGGCACTCGCTGCACGTAGGCGTCAGGGTTCCTGGACTGGATACAACAAATAGCCACTTGCATTATGAGAAGAACTACGTAATATTTGCGTAGTTCTTTTTTCTAATGTGAGCTACATAATTGCAACCACCATCAGCGGTACACCCTATGCTGTCTCTGCAGAAGAAACTGGTCAATTTATCCTTATCCCAATCGATAAGGATTCACAACTTTCCAAAGCTTTTTCTTTCTCCAACAAAACTGGTGCTGTCAGCATCCTCCAATGGATTGAAATGAATGACAAGAAACTCTCAACTCAAGGACTCGAAGTTCAACCTGAAGCCAAGTTCTACATTTGAAAGCTGGCTTATCTTTGACATAGAAACTAATGGCCTATATGATTCAGTCACTGAGATCTTCTGCATCGTTATATACGATGTCATCAGAAAACAAACTGTTACTTATGGGCCTGACTCTATTGACAGTGCTATTGAGCATCTGCACGGGGCTGATGTACTTATCGGTCATAATATAATCTTCTACGATATACCTGTTCTCAGGAAACTTACAGACTTTAAACTCACTGCACATGTCATCGACACGCTCGTCTGCACCAGATTCGTATGGCCGAAAGAGATCTTGTATGACCTTGATGACAATCACTACCCGCAAGTGCCAGCTCAATTCAAAGGGACAGCTGGTCTTAAAGCCTGGGGTTACCGTCTTGGCTCAAAGAAAATTAATTTCAAAGACTTTTCTGAATACTCACAAGAGATGCTTGACTACTGCATCCAAGATGTCTACGTCAACAATAAACTCTACGAACACATCTGCCGCCAACACATTGCACCATCAGCCTACAAGCTGGAGCATGACCTGGCTTTGGCAATTGAAAGACAAATTAGATCTGGCTTTCCATTTGATGTGGATCAATGTCTTAATCTTGTGGATGATTTGGACTTCAAAAAAAGATTACTCGAAGCTGAACTAAAACAAATCTTCCCGCCAACAGAAACAGAAGAATGGTTCACGCCCAAGGTCAACAATGCCAAGCGTGGTTACATCAAAGGTCAACCATTCCGTAAAGTCCATACAGAAGAATTTAATCCTGGCTCACGCCAACAGATTACTGACAGACTTAAAACTAAATACAACTGGCAACCCACCAAGTTAACAGACAAAGGCAACCCAGTTCTTGATGACGAAGTCCTGGCGCAGCTTTCATTTCCAGAAGCTAAACCGCTGGCAGAGTACATGCTGCTGAAGAAACGACTAGGACAAATCAAAAGTGGTCGTAATGCCTGGCTCAAATTAGTCACAGAAGATGATGTGATTCACGGTGATGTCATTACCACTGGCTGCATCACTGGACGTTGCAGTCATAAGAATCCCAATATTGCTCAAGTACCTGCTGTGTACTCACCTTATGGCAAAGAATGTAGAGCGTTATGGCATGCACCAGAAGGTAATGTATTAATCGGTTTTGATGCCAAAGCATTAGAACTTAGATGCTTAGCTGGGTACTTAGCCTTCTGGGATAATGGAAAGTATAGCGATGTAGTTATCGATGAGAATCAAGATATCCACACCTATAACCAACAGATGTTCGGTGTCGGGACCAGGGACATTAGCAAACGTCTTCTCTATGGCATTCTTTTTGGCTGTGGATACGCTAAGGCAGGTAGCATTATTAATCCACAAGAAAAAGATCAAGAGCGACTCATCGCTTCAGGACGAGGTGCTATCGAAAGTTTCATGGCCGGTGTACCCGCTCTCGCTAAACTCAAAGAAAATCTTAGATTAAATCTTGCTGAACGTGGTTATCTTATTGGCTTAGATCGCAGGCCACTGCATTGTCGGTCTGACTTCAAAGCACTTAATGTGCTATTGCAATCTGCTGGTGCAATCATCATGAAACAAGTCGTGGTCAATATCCACGACGCTTTAACAGATGCTGGACTGACCTATGGCATCCATTGGAATCAACATGCATTTATTCATGATGAGATCCAACTATCTTGTCTTCCTGCCTTGCAACATACGATCATTCCATTGGTATTGCAAGCATTTATAGATGCTGGGAATTTCTACAACTTTAAATGCCGCATTGATGGTGATGCAAAAGTAGGATATCGTTGGTCAGATACACATTAGAACGTAAGTTATTTCCAATGAACAAGTGCTTCCTCTCTGTACAAACTATCGAGGATCCAAAAGAATCCTATGACTGGCGCAATAAATTAATACTGACTTGTAAAGCATTAGTCCCTGCCATGGGTAAAGGTGATCCCACACAGATCACACTCAAGGCATTCAGTGATCGTGATATGAATCGCATGCAACAGATTAAAAAAGATATGCACTTGTTTATCTCTGCTGGCATGTTGCGTTACGACTACAAAGCCAAAGAACTCAGCGTCTCTGGTGGTCAAGTCATCCGTGTCAACGCAGAACAATTTCCTATCGTTAATGAAGTAACCATGACTGGTGACTGTGGAAATGACATTGACCTGGCTGATGGCAGACAAGTTAAGTTCATTGACAGCAACAAAGGAAAGTTTGTTAAAGCAACACAGACATTAGTTGTCAATGTTGGTGGCAAAGGTTACGACTACTTCCAGATCGAAGCATTCAATGAAGTCGGGGCGTCTCTTGACCTGGCCAGCATGCTGATGGACAGGACACGCAAGGGCACACCACTGTCTGTCTATGGTTATCTTTCCACCCATCAGTGGATTGATAAAGCATCAGGTGTTCCCAAGTCACGCACTGTGATTCGCATCACCAAAGGCAGAACACTCACTTCACAATCCACAGAAAAAACAATCAAGCCCCAGACAGAAGTGGCCTCCCCCAAAGAGGTCACTCTCTGGGGCGGGCAAACAACAACAGAACCGGAATCAATTCCAGATCCACAGACACCAGAAGAAACTATCGATCTTCCAGTGCAAGGACCAGTAGAGCCACCAGCACTGCCTGCTCCTGTCTCTGCTGGCATCCCCGTTAATCCATGGGGACCTGGTATTGAGGATGACGATCGTCCGTTTTAAATCTATAATTCCTAGGCATCCCAAGTGGTGTAAGTCCTAGAGTTTCCCTTCCCTACTCGTTTCTAACTAACTATGACCTCGACTTCAACACGCAACAAACTAGCCAAAACTGATGCTGTGAGTTTCCTACCGGAGACTTCATCCATCGTTCGGTTGCCTGTTGTCAAGCGCGATCTTGATTCGTTCAAGTATCTGACTGAACCAGAGTTTCTTGGACGTGCTCCCAAGCTGGGACAAATGATTGCAATCAACAGCCCAACTGACAGAGTCACTGGTGGATTCTTTCTCCAGAAAGATTATCTTGTCGCTTGTGGTTGGAAAGCAGCCGTCTCTGACCTAGAGCCAGGATCGTTCAAAGCACCTCACGCACAAAAGCTTGGTGGAGAGATGAGGGATGGCATCATCTTTTCCAAGCCAAGACTTCAGGTCTTGTTTGAGACTGCTCCTTTGCTTGAGAAGAAAGAAACAATTAAGACCAAAGAGGGTACGCAACGGCGCTCCACGATCATTGGTTCAATGAACCCTGCTGATAATGTTGACGACCCCGGTCGTGTCAACTATCTCTGGGATACATACAAAGATGATCCTATCAACCACACCCTGCGTACTTGGTATTCAATCTTTGTTCTCTCTTCTTCTGGTCAACGTTGCCACGATCTGCCCTTGCTCTTGAGCATCAAAGGTGCAACCGGAGGCACCTTCAGTGCACAGCTCAAAGAGTTCAGAGACAACATGGCTAAGACCATTGCGGTTGCAACCAGCACACCCAAGCGTCCACAAAACTATGACGCCTACGCACAGTTTGTATTCCAGCCATTGCTGGAACTCACTGAAGTTGGCCGAGGCAATGACACCTCGGATGCAACCACAGCGGTCGCTGCAACTCAACCCGTCTATGACATGGGTCCAGAAGCAGCACAGCTCTCACTGAATGACTTGATCATTCCTGAGAATTTGATGAAGCAGACGCAGGATGAGCGTCATGATGAGTTTGCTATCTCGACCATGTGCCGTTATAGCAATGAGTACAGCAGTGTCCTCAACATTGCTCCAGGTGTACAGATCACTCCTATGGGAATCGAGCCTAAGTTTGAACAAGAAACTATTGAAGTATCTGCCATGACAGCTGCTTCCGAAGTTCATGCCTTGCCTAGTTCGTCGGTGCCCAAGGATTCTTATGGAGCAGATTCCTCCTTTGAATGAGCCAAGTGCTCATCCATCTGACGGTGCATCTGATCCAAATTTTCTTTGATCAATCCATTGATCACTGACTGACGAGTGGCGGCAATCTTGACAAGATATGTCGCCAGCTCGCGTAGCTCATGCACTGAGCTACAGTTTCCAATGAGACGTAGCAATTTCTCTTTCCAGAAGGCTTCTTCTGTCGATTCTTGAAAGTGTAAATTAAACGTCATAATTTTTTTATCTTTACTTAACTCAATTCTAATCTACCCATGAAAACTCAACTGCCACCGATGAGTGAGGCCCAAGCTTTTGTCTACTCTCGAGCTAATATCAAACGTGCATTTCCTAAGTTTGATGATACTGACATTGCTGGTATCTATGTTGATAACAATTCTCTGGTCATTACCAGAGTAGACGGCACTGAGCAAACCATTCCTGCTGAACCAGTGCACCATGCCTTCATGGATTTCACTGGCAGACTGCCGCATCACTTCGAGTACATGGGTGCTAACTACACCACGCCCAAGTACTGGAAAAACAATGGCCGCATCGTCATGAAAGGCCACAGCTACTACATGCAAGGCGGCAACATCAGCCCTGGTGCGATCAGCCAGCGACATTTCCTGCAGCAATACAGTCCCAACGTCGACCAACAAACCCTTGAGGCTATCCTCAATGAGCACAACATTGGTTACCTCGTCGCTCCTGATGGTCTGGACATTGAGCCTGACGAACGGACCATGCATCTCATGGGTGAAGGGCCAGCTCCCCAAAAGCTGTGCCCTGAACCCTATTGCAGTTGTGGTTCATTCCAACGACAACTGCAGATCAAGCAACAACTCAAAGAACAGTTCCCCTTCTATCAACCAACCTGCAAGCACCTCACGTGGCTACGCAAGCTGAGGGAATACCAAGTCAAACGCACTGCCCTGGTCGGTGAACAGCCAACCGCATTCCCGCAGAAGTGCACTGCTTACTATTATCAGCCGCCTGCTTTCGATGAAACAGAAGGCAATCTGATTATCCTATTTACTGATCAAGGCAAACTTGCACCCATCGATCAATGGCAACTTTACAAGCCACAAAAGAAAGCTAAGCTGACACAACATGATGTCTGGGATGTCCTCGACAACATGATCAAAAACGGGTACGTGCCTTTCTATTACAAAACAATTGACACTGTTTCCCGTTACTTCAAACAGAAAACCCAATCAAATTCAAATGAAGCTCACGCACCTCAGGCCTAAAAAGTGCTACGGCAAGGCCCTTTGGCGTAACAAAGCAGCTGTTCGTGACATGCAAGAACGTTACGCACGTGGTGAAACTTACCAACAAATTGCTGAGTCCTATGGAGTTACTCAACCGCATGCTTGGCTTACTCTCAACAAACTAATAAAAATCCACGCTGATTCATATCTAAGAAACTAAATCAATAGACCTGAGTAAGTCTATAAACTGCTCAATATCCAACTCTACTTGTTCTGATCATGTTCTCTTTCATTGCTTCTGCTTTCGTTTCGTTTGCACAGGAGGTTGTCACCACTGCAATCAGCCTGGCTGCTGCCATGGCCATCTCTTACATCTCTTCTAAATTCTCTGTATGACCAACAAACCTAAACATGACTATCCCAACATTGAATCAACTATGAAAAAAACACGCGATGACTTTTTACGCAAGTACATCAGAATGCAACTCGAAGAATATAAAAAGGAGAATAATATCAATGAGTGAGACAGAGTCCACCTGGAAGTATAACCATCCACCGCTCACTTACTTGGAGGCTAGCTTTCACATGCTGAAACGATTAGACAGTGGGCTAGAAATTGGCGTCATGAAAATGCTTTTCACCTGGGATTTGTGTTACAACATCAACCCGGACAGCATGTTTGACGCATACGAATATCGCTATATGTACGCAACAGAAAGCGAGGCCGTCGAAGCATGCGTCCTGTGGGATGGCGAAGGACATCCGCCAGGAAACTGGATTAAAAGAAAGGGTGGTGGCCCTGAAATCTCTAACCCCGATTACAAATCAAATGACAACTAAACCAAAGTTCACCTTCAACATGGACGTGATAGAGGTTGGCAATCAGATCACATTGGCGGATCTTCTGAGGTCCACCGGACTGGAAGATCTGACAATTGCTCATGTGCTGATGTTGATCAGCAACGCCAAGAGCAACCTCTTCAAATGCACAGACAAAACCGATCAAGACAAGGTCCTCCAGGTTGATCTTCAAGATCTTTACCGCGCCATCGGCCAAGAATCGATGGACGCTGCCATCAACTTCATCTTTGAGCATAACCTCCAAACCAAATGACAACTCAATGGATTAACTGCAAGCCTGACCATGACCATCTCACCAATGAGTTCATGGTCAAGGCCACCAGTGGCTGCCGTCACGGTGAGGAAGTCAGATCTAAAAGGATCCGGCCTAAATCCAAATCCAACTTCACTATCCTCAAACAAATCAAAAACGAATGAGGCATTCGTATCTCATTGTTATAGCCGTTGGTTTGTTTATGCTGACGATCTATCAACCATCATCAGCTGCCCAGTTCCTATTCGGCTTTGCACTTTCGTTTGTTATTGTCTCTCTCATGGACCTATGAAATTCACGCGCACCAAACCTTGCGGCGACTGCCCATTTCTGAGGACTAACGCCCCCAGCTATGGCGCAGATCGATTGAATAAATTTGCAGACACGTACGTGTTTCCCTGCCACAAAACAGCAAAACTTGTTGAGGGCAAGTACAAGGCCACAAAAGACTCTGTTGCTTGTGCGGGCATGCTGATCTATTTAGAGAAACGTCATGCTCCAAATCAAATGATGCAGGTTGCCGAACGGTTTGGACTCTATGACAAGTTATTGCTAGACATGAATTCAACTGTGGCATGAATCATTTAAATCTTGTGCCCATAACTATCATTTTGGTTGTGCTTACGATCGTTGCACCAGCAACGTTCGGACCTGTTCTATTCGGCTATGTCTTCACTTACTACATGCTCTGGATCTTATCTTTAACCACTGACTTGCTACGTAAGTAATCGTTCATCATTATTATCATCATCATCATGAAATTTTCCGATCTCAAATTCAAAGCTCACGGCTCTTTACCTGGAGCGACCATCGCAAAGCATACCTTTGCTAATCAATGGCAAATATCAGTGGTAACAGGTCACGAAGCTTTTTATATTTCAGAAGAAAAACCTTATGAAGTCGCTATCTTTTCACCAGATGGTGACTATTTATTCGGCGATGTCTTCAAATATCAAGACAAAGAAGATATTAATGCAATGATTAAAGTACTTAGTAAAGATGACATTAAACCTGAAGAAGTAGAAAAAGAATTAACACCTTATGCGTCAGCACAAAACTTCATGGAAAAGGCCTTTGATGCGATGGAATCGATGTCGAAAATGGACACCATCTAACCTCACTATCTTTAAACAAATTCATTTCTAATTGCTATGACCAAGTCAACAACCACTGAGCGTGAGCCTCTGAATACCATCGAGTCTGCCAAGCACTTGATGTATCTACGCAAACGTTACCAGGAAGTCCACACTGAAGAAGGCAAGGCAGAACTGCTTGCTGAGTTCGAGGACCATGACAAAACATCATGGGGTATCAAGGTGGACAACCTCTACTACGCCAGGCGGGATGCTGAACGCTGCATCGAGGAGTGGAAGAATGAAGAACTTCCCAAGGTGCAGGATGCTCTCAAGCATGAAGTCGCCAGGTTAGAAGACATCAACAACCTGATTAAACTGATCCATCAGCTAGGTGCTTGCAATGCTGATGGAGAACTGGTAGGCCACAACTACACCTTCAAGCTCTATCACCACAGCCTGAAAATGACTGTCACCACACCAATCGAGGAGTGGTCGAAAGAACATCAAGACAAGTTCGCTATGGTTGAAGAGATCAGTTCAACAACCGTGTTAAAGAAGAATGGCAAGCCAATAGGTGAGCCATCAACAAGCATCAAAAGCAAATTCATTCTTGATCGCAATGCAATCAAAGCCTGCTATGAATCCGATCCGTACTTACTCCCCGGCGGACTCAAGGTCGAGAAGACGCTTGTCATCAAGACAAAACGTAAGTTATCCGGTGACAACCATGGCTCAAAATAAAGAGACCAGGTCCTACAAGTTTGTCGTCACTGATGAGATCAGGGCTGAATGGGACAACCGTATCCATCCGACACTACAGGACACCCTGTATGACGGACTCAAAGCTCCTGATGATGACATGGATGCTGAGCTGCTGCAAAAATGCCAGGAGCAAAAAGCTGCTGATGCGTTGAAGCAGGTTGAGGCTGCCAAGTACAGGCTCAGGAATGCTGAGTATGCATTGGAATGGGCTAAGGACAGAGGTTTCGAAACTGAATTCAACAACACTCGTTTACAAGCTGATGTCACTTTTGCTGTAGAAAAAGTCGCTAAGACAATTGATACGCACAGGTTCCACACCAATGCAGCCCACGCCTATTGGTATTACCTCCAATAGTGCTGATAAAATAAACTAAAAGGTGTGCCATGTCTTCTGAAAAAGATTACCAACAACTCATCTACTATGTGTTGTCTTCTTTCACGAAGGATGGTACACCTCTTAATGCATTAGTCGGTAGCAAATTAGAATGGCAAGTCACCACAATCATGGCTGGCCTTTTATCGAATCCTAATCTTGTTGAGCGTCTAGAACCTGAACAACTTGTTGATGCTTCCATTAACTACGCCAACGTCATTCAAGAACGTTTAGGTCACTATCAAAACGCACAGGTCCATACTCTAGAAAAACTAATCGATCAGTAAGGTCTGTTGGCACTCTCATAATCAAAAACTAAATAGTCTGTAGTTCCCTGTGAATCACCAAAAGGTAACCCTGAGGTGTATAACGTGGGGACAATAGTCTGGTTGATTGCACTCACTGCTGGATTAATACCTTCATTAATTTTTCTGAGCATTGATTCAACACGTGCTTCTTCCATTCCTCCCATATTCCCTACATTCATCATTGTCCCTTTGCTTTTTTACTATTATAATCTTGTCAACTATCTAATAAAAAGGTGAGCAAACCACTCGTTATCGTCCAGATGAAAGTCGACTTTGAAGTTGAATACAACTCTTTCAGCGGACGTACACCAGAACAGTTCTCAAAAACACTTGAAGATGATCTACATACTGCCTTACATGACTTCAGAGAGGATGACGTTCAGGGAATCTTCTCTACAATTACATCAGTAGATCTTGTCTGCCCGATGCCACAATGAAGAAAACTGCCTTAAATGACTTCATCGATAAACAGCTGGACACAGTACATCGCACAGACAATCCACCTTCTATTCTCTTTTTAATCCCAGCACACAACAGCACTGTCACTGCACCATTGCTGGAAAGTCTGTTGGAGTTCTCCCTGTTTGCTACAAACCTTGGGATTGCATTCAATTGGATCATCGATCCATACGCCACGATCATCAGTCTCTGCAGGTCGCAGCTGATCTCAATGGCAGATGAACTCGATGATTGGACTCATGTTCTGTTCGTCGACAACGATATGGGTTTCGAACCGCTCGATGTCATGCGCCTGGTGGTTGCCGACCAGGACATCGTGGCTGGTGTTGCTCCTGTAAAGTCCTATCCCCTTGCAGAAAACAATGCCACCAATAATGTCCTGGAGGAAAATAAATGGGGGTACAAAGTTCTCTACACCGGCACTGGCTTCATGATGATCAAACGTCATGTGGTCAGTGAAATGATGGATCACTACCGGCACGCCTTGGCATTCGAGATGCCTGATGGTAATTACTACGAGCAGACCAGAGTGGAATACGTTGATCTGTTTGACACCATCACATCAGGTGCTAACGAACAGGACAAGCGTGTCTATCTAACAGAAGACTATGCATTCTGTCATCGTGCCAGAGAGTGTGGCTTTGAAGTCTGGTCACATAAGAATGTCAAGCTTACACATACTGGTATGCATACTTTCTCTTTCAATGGTGAGCAAGACATGCTAGAACGCTATCAATTAAAAGGTGACATCGAGGTCCTTTAATGACAACGACACGCAAGACTAATAAGGTCGCCATCACCGTCTGCTTAAAAATCAAGGACTTGGCTGAGCAGATCTACGACCTAAATATTGATGAAATCCTTTGTCTCTTCAAAGAAGTGGATGATCTGTTTATGGTTAACGAAGATGGATTTGAATGGAACGAAGGCTTGCAAGAGTGGATTGACAAACGCAATAGAAAAAAACAAAAAGTCTCGGATGCTTCTACAAATAAAAACGACGGATTTCCATGGATGTCAAGCCCCAGAATAAAAAAGAAAGCCCAGCTCGGCTTGCTAAACAACTAATGAACAAACAGATCTAGTGTATGATTTAATTGGTGCCCTGTCACACCGGCAGGGCCGATCCTTCAATGAACAAACCAACTCGAATCTTAATCTCGGTGACAACGGTCACGGTGCTCTTCATCGGCATGGCGAATACACCTATCACTACAATCGTTGTTGTGCTAGCGCTGTTATTAACGCTTCTTTTATACTTTGTGATAACTCTTTTTGACTGGGAAAGAAATAAAAGTATATTCAGGGATTATGACAGAAGATGAACAAACCAACTAGAATCTTAATCTCGGTGATAGTACCTGCGGCGATCGGCATGGCGATCAGCATCGGGATGCGGTATGCACCTGACACTACTATGATCGTCACCTTGAACTTATCATCGATGCTCCTTCTATATTATGTGCTATCTCATCCAACCTGGTCAAAATGAATAAACCATCTTTAACTGCTATCGTTGTTTTAGTTTTGGCACTCTTACTTCTTCAGTTTTGGTGGTGGGGTGAAAAATGGAATGCTTGCGCGAAGGTTCATGACAACATTCCAGCTCGCATCATATGCTTTGGGAAATAATCAGATGAAATCAAGAAAAGAAATGATTGACCACATAGCTGAAAGATGGCTTGATGATATTGACATCAAGAGTGGATTTCGCGTAAAGACACGTATCAAAGTCGTGCTGGCTGAAGCATACTTTGATGAACTAAAATCTTGGTCTGACTCTGATATTGAAGAAGAATACAAAAACAAAAAATGGTACAACGCTAACTGAATTGACCCATGAAAAGAAAAAATATGCTAAAACAATATAAATTAAACAATTTTGACATGGATGACAAAATCGACCTGAAGCCGTACATTCGTTGCGATGACCCAATCAATCCTTCGTACTACAAAAAAGGCAAAGTTGAAACGATTGAGACTATTGAAGATGCTGTTGATCGGGCTCCAACCCCCAAGATGGCAGTGCTACATGGTCAAATCGTGAGGTATATCCTCAGGTTATGGCTAAAAGAGAACGCTTTGCAGGACGCCAAGAAGGCGCAGTGGTATCTATCGCGTTTGATTGCCAAGCTGGAAGCTTCAAACACACCTTTAAAAGGTAACATCACATACTAATGGCAAAAAAACGAAAGACTAAGGTCACCATCACCTCCAGCTTTACAATTAAGGATTTAGCTGAGCAGATCTATCAGTTAGATCATGATGAGATTATTTGTCTCTTCAAAGAAGTGGATGATCTGTCTAACGATTATCACACTATTGATAATGAATGGAACGTCTTGTTTCAACAATGGATTGACAAACGTAGTGAAAAATCATCGAATGATCCGATTACGACCAAAGACTTACGTGCTATCGAGGATCAATACCTCGCAGCATTTAACCTCAAGCGTATTGGACCTTGCGAGCGAACAGAACATGAGTCCAGCGTTCAAGACCGAGGCTGATCGCTACTGATGTCACAACCACCCATTTTTACCAAACCTTTGGTACGTCCGGTCAAAGCCACACTTGACCTGTTTGGAAATCAGTCGGTAACGATTGATTACTACAGCTATATGCCTATTCCCAATCGTTGGGTCAGGTTCTGGACAAAAGTTTTCTTCAACTCAAAATGGACACTCAATGAATAAACCAACTAGGTTCCTAGTGGCAATAACATTGGTTTCAGCATGTTATGCTTGTGTGTTTTATGCGCCTGTCACTACAGGTTTAATTGGTTTGTGTATTGCGTTCGTGTTTATCATCTACATGGTATATGATCTACTTGGAGACATATAAAGAAAAATATGCTAGAACAATATAAATTAAAAGATGACATCACATGATGTGGAATCCTGATAGTAATTACTGGAATCAAACCTACGAAGAAATGGTACGCGCCAGGGTAGAAGAGCAGGGTCAACGTGCTCTATTTATGAACCATATGTATAAGTGTTCAGGTAGAGAGAACCCTGACCATCCATACCATGGGCTCTACACAGGATTATGGGAAGAATTCTGTCTCAATGAAGCTGGTCCTTACTGCAGGGCGCTACACTTTGAACGTGAAAAAGCAATCTCAGATTTTATTGCACACCAAAAAACACTGTCTGGTGTAGCTGCAGATTGCAAGCAGAGTCGATATGAAATGGTAGAGTCCTTTGATGTAAACATACCAGAATTAGATTGTCAGCAAGATCAATGTAAGGAAGAATTTATTACGACGTTTCATGATTAGGTAAATCATCAAACAAACCAGGGATGTTGTGTTGCCCAGCACAAATAAGTAACGCTCGTTTATATAAATACGAATCAGTCATTCCTGCTTTCTCCAGTCCTTCCTTTACTTTCTGCCAATTCTCTATTTCGTAGCGATCCATCTTTTTTAAATTGTAATTTGTACTGAGCTTTATTTGCCTTACGAATAATTTTTTGTGCCTCCTCCCTAGTTAAACATGCTTCTGCCTTAACACTAAGGCCTTGAAGCTTTCGATATTGTTTTAAGGGATTCATTTTGGTGATTTCCCCGTTCCAATATTGGTAATCAAGGCTAGCACAGTAGCGGTCATCCCGCCAAATGTCAGCTCTGCTCTCTTGCCAATCTCTGGACAAGAGGATAACCCTTCCCTACTCATGCAGTAGGAGAGAGACCATCCCAAAAATATAAGTTGTACTGAGAAGATTGTACCCAGAAAAAATAATAGAACCTTCTCCTTGGCTGAAAGATTCACCAGTTAGCTAACGCAAACCATCACACTTAGATCTAATAACTCTATCCTAAAATAAAAAGTGCAAAGTAGAGAAGTAAATCATGTTTAGTGGGATGCCTATCCAACCAGTCATGAGCACTGCGGAAAAGATGAATGAAGTAGTAGACGATAAGCCCCAGCCCAAGAATAAAAAAGAAGGCCCAGCTCGACTCGCCAACGAGCTGATCAAGTGCGCTAGTTATCTCGTCAACCTGCAGATCCAGAGTCATCTGGTTCATTTGAACTTCGAGGCATCGAATTTCATATCGGTGCACGAATTCACCAAGAAACAATACAAGAAGCACACAAAACAACTTGATCGAGTCGGTGAGCTGGTCCGATCTCTCAATTTTTTGCTTCCCATGTGTGCCAAGGGATTGCTCAAAGAATGTAAAGAATTCAACCATATCGAGTCTTACGATCCAAACGATATGCTCATCACCTACAAAGACAACCTGGAGTTCTTTGGAATACTATGTAAGAAAGTGATCAAGACAGCAGCCAGAGAAGATGCTCCTGATGTCGAGCACTACCTGGCCGAACTCATCGAGGATGCCTTCACTGCCAGCTGGAAGATCAAGGCAACGCTGAGAAATAAAGGAAGCCATTGCGGGCAATGGCAACCCTTAGTTGAGGCTGGATCAATGTCGTTAACATGAACATCCAGGCAACCACTCGCCTGAGCATGTGAGATACTGTGCGGCCAAGTTCATTCTATTCACATCATCATCTAATAAACCAAGTGCTTTATTGCACTTAATACATAACAAACCACGGACTCGTCCAGTCTGATGGCAGTGGTCAACTGCAAGTGACCTGCCTGTTGCACATTGTTGACCACAGATTTTACAACCGTAATGTTGGCGTTCCAACATCATTTCATACTGATCAATAGTTATTCCATACTTCTTTAATTTGGTAACTCTTCCCGCTCTAGCGACACAGGATTTGCACCACCTGCGAAACGTACCTTCACGCCTACAATCTTTATGGAATCCATCGAGTGGCTTAACCTCACCACACTTAGTGCACTTCCTGGTTGTCATACCTTCCCTGTAATTTTCTAAGGTGGATCTTTCTTAAGCAATAAAAACAGACCGGATCATGTTGATCTAGCTCTACAGGATTGACCTTATAACATTCAATCGGCACGGCTAATTCGCAATGGCGGCAGATCTTGCTGACATCCATTACACCACCTTTAAACCAGGTCGTTCCAGAGAACATAGATAGTCATCACAAACCAGAGGATGGCTATTGAAATAACAAATACATGTCCCATTGTTAGATACTAATAGAAAACCCCCACAAATTGCGAGGGTTGACTATCTCTAGGAAACCCCCGCAGAAGAGGTAAAAAAATGCGGGGGTTAACTGGTGCTTCCCAACCGTCTACCTCAGAGACGTATTCGTCAATAAGGTATTGGGTACTCGACTTGTACCCAGCATCGGTTACGATGCAAGTTAATATTAACGCATATCGTTAAGTTCTGATGCTCGATGTTACCGTAATCCTCACTTTGTACCGGAGGCCACACAATCTAGCTAGACAAGTAGAAGCCATCAGGGCACAATCGTTCCCGCCAAAGCACATCTGGCTCTGGGTGAATTACCATGAGGACAATGCAGATCTGGACTTGGATTATATTAATGTCGATCGCGTGTTTGAATGCAGCGATAATGTCAAATTCCACGGGCGTTTTGCGGCTGCACTCCTTGCTGACACAAAGTACGTCGCCATCTTTGATGACGACACCATCCCAGGATCCAAGTGGTTCGAGAATTGTATACAGACTGAATGTAAATTGATTGAAGAAGGGTACAAAGCACCCATCCTTGGTACTGCTGGGGTCACCCTGAATTCATTCCGATATGAAAACCATTACCGCTGCGGCTGGCCAACAATGAATCCAAAGACTGAGCGCGTCGATCTGGTCGGACATGCCTGGTTCTTTGATCGGCAAAACCTTGCATACTTCTGGGCCTTCAAGCCTTTCAGCTTTGAGAACGGAGAGGACATTCAGTTCGCTGCGAACGCACAAATTGTTGCCGGGGTTCAAAGCTTCTGTCCACCACACCCACCTTGTCAATCACAACTCTGGGGTTCACTCTATGCCCGTGAATTAGGAACCGACAACGTCGCCACCTCGAACAACACCTGGTTAAGTCACGCCAAGTTCTTCTCTCAACGTGACAAAATTGTGCGTTATGCCCTCAAGCGTGGCTGGTCCACCGTTAAATCAGTGACTCTGTAAGTGGGGATTGATACACCTGTTTGGAATGCCACAGCTCATTGTAATTATTAGTATCTTTTGCGCCTAGTGCTTTTAAATCTCCGCCATTCGCAGGCTTGCACTCAGCAATGATCGTCCCACCAGGAAGGACAAAACTCTTATTTTTATTGGGATGGTTGGGGGTCAGCTCCATACAATCCCCGAAAACTAAGCCTTCGTAAGTTTCTGTCGCGCACTCAGCGATACTTCGTCCCCATAAAGATGGACCAGTTGGACAGAGTGGCGTCATGCCGTAATACTTATTGTCGACGTTGTTGATGATATTGAAGATGGCAACTTCCAATGCAGGGTGTCCAGCCCTTGCAAAAATTACCCCGTTGTCACAACTCCAGCTGTTCATTGAATAGCGACCAATACTTCTAAAGGCCACCAGGTCAACATGATCTGGGATCTCGACTGGTGTTACCCAAGAAATAGCAGCGTCAACATACCAACCACCAGTTTTAAACAAAATACAATAGCGAAGGAGATCAGCACGATAAGCAAGAGATTTAAGAGATCGATAGGCGTTAAAAACTTTCTCGTCGTAATGGTCCTTGAGAAATTTTTCGGCTCTTTCATTGTCATAAAAGTAATAATCAACCTCTTCATGGACACTCGCGAATGCTTCCACTACTGAATCCATAGCATCCACTATTGAGTCCGGTAGTTCTGGCCTTTGTTCGATATCCATCGTGCTCAGATAGATCTGCGTTACGTGCATCCTGCGCTTCTTTTTGGCTGTCAAAATATCCTAGATCTTTTATTCCACCATCGCAGTACTTTATGTAAGCATGCCATTTGTTTTGTTTTTTCAGGAATGACACACGTGTCCTCACAATAATTCGACGGTCCATCAACATCATTTAGTAAGGTAAACTGAAAACAAATCAGTGGAAACTGTCGTGACTAATAGAGAGCTTACTGAAACGGTTTACGACATTTACCACCGTGATCCTGAAGCTTTCAATGAGATCAACAAAAAACCTGCAAGGGTCGTCATCAACGGCAAAAGGCATTATGAGACGCCATTCCTCACGGGTCCGGCAGCGTCTGTTACAACAATCATTTCGGAGACGGCCTCAGAAGCCAATAAAAAGAAATTAGAGATGTGGTCCAAGAACAACCCAGGGGTCAAAGAAGCTGCAGCGGAACGAGGTACTGCCATACACGCATGCATGGAGCATTTCCTGAAGAAAGAAGACGTAGTCGTTCCGAAGGAGTATCAGGATTTTTGGACAGGTATGCCCGAGATTCTTTCGCAATTCCAGGAAGTCCTCTGGGCAGAAACTCCGCTCCGAGACGACCATCGATTCGCACTCTCTGACGACGGAATCGGACGTGTCTGGGGCCGAGACGAGGAGGAAAGGCCGTGGGTTGGATCACCTGACATCATCGGTATTGCTGGTGGTAAGTTAACACTTGCTGATCTCAAGACAAGCGTCAAACCTTATTGTCGCTGGTGGCCGAAAGACCTACCAAAAGGCAGTCAGGAATGGAGAGATAGGCTTGGTGGTTACATGAAATTTAATAAGTGCATGTTGCAGCTTGGTGCCTACGCTCTCGGCATCGAACAGACACTCAACATGAAAGTGCAGCAGGCAGCCATCATCGTCTCAACTCCTGGCACCACACAACTCTTCAAAATCACCAGGAATCATCTCAACAAGTTCCAGGACAAGTGGCTCAAGGTCGTCGATGAATATTACAGCGACCTTGATCACATCGTCCCGTTAATGATGGATTAGAAACCTGTCTGGAAATAATTAGGTCCTCGATCAATATTCACCATGCCTTCAGTTGTGTACGGGACTATTCCTTTCAACTGATCTAACAGGCCACCCGCACCTGGTGTTTTATTTTTCTGGCTGGCATTCCCTGTATCCTCGATGTACTTAATAATGTCAGCATCAGAGAAACCAGCTAACTTTGCTTGCTCAGCATCTGCATGACCAAACATTTCTGACTGGCCAAACCGTGCTGCAATTGCATCTAAACCACCTGGTCCGCCGTAATTATTACCACCAACAGAGATATCGTTCACAGTATTAGTAGCTAAATCTGCTGCATCCTTACTAAAGTTTTTAATATCATCCATTGTTACTCGTTCTGGCATATAAGGATCAAGCAGAGTTGTTTGCAACTCTCTCTGCCTTTCAGGATCCATGATGTCATCAATCCTTGTCCTCGAATCATCAATGATCGCCTGACTATTAGTCCTCATATCGTCCATTACACCCTGACGGTAAGGCCCGAACTCAGACATGATGTCAGCCAACGGATTAAAGTTGGCACTTGGTGCATAGCTATCTGGAGTGTATGTAAAGCTACCAGCAGGATCTGCAGGAGCGACCTGAGAATTATTAGTATTGTTTTTGCTAGCTAAAGCACTAACCATATTGTCATAATAAATATCCTCATTCGGTGTACCGCCATTCAAAATATTTGAAAATTCAGCTTTGGCGTTCGCATCCTTTAAATTCTGGTTGTCTTTCCTGATCAATAACGATTGAGTGTTAGTCGTTGCTGCACCACCCTCATCTGCTCCAGCTGCCATCCCTAAAGCAGCTGCATAACCTGCTTCCCTATTGTCTCTGGCAAGAGTGGAACCAGTCATAATATCGTTCCCACGGTTATATTTAATGCTTTCAATCTCTGCATCAGCTGGGTTCTCCGTATAGACATCGTTTCTAAGATCAAAAGTATTTAACCTGTCTTTGTAATCTGGAATACCCAGCATACGGCGAATGTCTTGTCCTGCATTTTTGCCCGTAGCCATTAGTTTTTAGCCTATTATCTATCATTCTAAGAGTAGAAATACTAAAACTTTTTTGGGATATAGCACCTCTAAGATAAAGAAATCAAAAAACGAGAAGCCCCATGGAGATCAGGATCCCAACGGGGCATTGGATCGCCGCGCTTTGTCAGACAATTGTGTCTGCACAGGATGGCGATACCTTTGTTCTGCCTTCAATTGCTCACGTTCATGCGTTTGAAATAGCACAGAAAGACACAGAAACCTGGAAACACTTTAAAGTGAGGGTTCAACCGTGAATCAAATGACAAAAAGGATTAAACCGGGAGAAGTTAATTTAGATCTCATCCCTTTCGATTGGCCCTTGACACCAGTTGGGATGAATAAAAACCCTTACATTGGTGGATGGCAAGCCAAACCTTTCACTATTGACCAGGTAAAAAAAGAACTCGATTCAGGTAAAGCTGGTGGTGTAGGTTTAATCTCTGGTCCTGTCTATAACAAGCCTTACGGTTTAGTTTGGGTCGATATTGATGGCCCTACCGTCTATGAAGTCATTCGTCAAGAATCGGGACTGACGGTTGATCAAGCTCTCCCCAGGACCTTGACGATCTGCAGCGGACGTGAAGGTCGTGAACGCAAACTTTATCTGGTCCCTCAAAAATCCTGGCCCCAGTTCGCCCGTAATAAATACAATTGGCACGGCGAAGGCGATGGCGAAAAACTTGAAGTACTTTGGAAGCGGCACCAAGGTGTCCTCATGGGGTTCCATCCAGATACGGATGGTTACTACACTAAGGATGGTGAGGACTATTCATTTGTCCACAACTTACCGGTTATTCCTGACTGGATATTAAATGCCATCGCAAAGAAAAATAAAGCACAAGGCAAGATAGCTTTAAGTAACTCACGTATCTTTGGTGAGACCTTTGCGATCAATACGCAAATTGGTCACGACAGACAAATCAAAGAAGCAATCAGAGCACTCTGGACTTTAAAACCAGAAGACGCAGAAGACTACGAAAAATGGTTAACGGCTGGCCAAGCACTGCACTCGATCGACGATTCGCTCCTCGAAGAATGGGATAAGTGGTCACAAATAGGCAGTAATTACAGGCCTGGTGAATGCCAACGCAAATGGAGATCGTTCACCAAAGGGGCAGGAATTACTGCTGGCACTCTCTTTGCCAGAGCACAAGAAAATGGTTTTAAGTTCTCTCAAGAACACACAAC